ATCTCCGGAATCTCGGTGTACCGTATAAACAGTACCGACATCTTCAAAGGCTTCTTTAATATCATCGCCAATTGACATATATCTTTCTCAACATACATATAATTTATGCATTCTCATCTGGGGTAATTATAACGTCCTGATCTTCATCGTATGTAAAATCGCGACCTGTCTGAGGCTCATAGGCAAATCCGGCATCCACCTTTGTTCCAAAGGTGTGCAGTGCATCCACACCGGCAAATTCAAAGGCATACTCTTCCTGTGCCTTTTCAAAATCTTCATCCATATCTTTGATAAGCTTAAAGAAATTATCAAACCGCTGATTCAGGCTTACCTGCTTGTATTTGAATTTATCCGCTGATTCATCTCTTCGAAAAGAATACAGATGTCTCTTTGCCCGCTGAATTATCCATTTGACTTTAAAATCAGTAGTCACCGGCAAAGTCCAGCCGGTATCGCGCTCTGCAGCATCGACTGCATTATTATAATCGGCAGTGACAAATTTGGATGACAGGCCTTTTAGTTCTTCAGCTAAAAGAGCTTTTAATTCTGTCTCGGTCATTTCTCTTTATGTATGTGCTCTCATTTTGTGCATTCGTAATGCACGCTCGGATTTAATGCCACCTTTTCCGCATATTTCACAAAGCCATTCTTGATTTATATCTTCCGTTCCGACCTCTTCGGCCTCCTCGGGAACATCAGATTTAACTTCATCAATTTCCGGTTCTTTGCTTTCAGCTTCATCTACGGTTTCTTCGGCTTCGGCCTCATTGATCACAGGATCAGGTTCAATCACCCGCACAGTACCCGTATTATACTTTATCTCTGTGAGAATATCTCGTGGCAGAGGGGCCTTTTCTGAATCCAGAATAAGCCCCTTTGACCACGTATCTGCACCTCGTAAAGTTGTCAATACTTCGATTTTCATCGATTGCCTCCTTATTAAATTCGTTCAATTACCTTGACATAAACCGTTCCGCTTCCAAGATTAATCGAACCTCCGGTGTTGTTGGCCAAAATACAGGTAACTGTACTGGCCGCCGTTACTTGAGCATCAAGAACCAAATCGCTCACATCAAGGCTAAATGACGCAAGGGCAAAGTCCCCAAGCTGTGCACCAGTGACAGTAACCTCCTTTGCTTCTTCATTGCCATCACCAATAGCTCCAGGGTTCCAAGTTGCAGAACCTGTCAGGCCTTGATACATCTTCTTGGCCTTTTTGCTTGGCCACGGGGTATTAAATACTTTCATATCATCACCCCCTTAATTTACGTCATACACAAAGATTGCATCCCTTTGATACAGGACAGGTAATCCCTTATTCCATATTCTGATATTGGTAACCTCGGGATCTTTTGTATCCCATGTATCAGTATCCATTCCATATTTTCTGCCAAGGCCAAAAGGTGCATTTTTAAACTCAGCTATTTTTTGGCCATCGACCTCAGATGCAAACATAACGAATTTGTCATCAGGAATGAAGGATCGTGTCATTGTAACGTAATCTTCAGCAGCTTTAAAACTGGCTGTTGGGGCGGAAGAGACTGTAACTGTTCCATCTTCCTCTTGAACGCTCGCAATTGTTTCATCCTCATATGTTCCGGCAGAAACATCATGGAACCGTAATGTCCCGCCAACCTCAAAGTCTGTTACATCATCAACTGAAACTACCGTTGTACTTGAGCCGGTAACAACAGCGGTTAGCCATGCTTTTACAACATACCGTTCGTCATAAACGACCAGGTTCTTAATATCCAAAAGATTCCCAAGAACCGGGGCATTCACGCCAATAATTTTTCCACCGGCCTTTTTAAACAGATCCCCACTTCCAAAAGAGGTTTTCTGCAATAAGGTCTGAATAGAATCATCAAGGGCCATAAATTTCAAAACAGTGCTGTTGCAGATAGCATAATCCACAAGACCGTTACAGTCCTTTGAGATGGTAATTTTGGCATCCATAATGTCTTTAAGGATGTCTCTGCTGGTTCCGGCCTCCCATTTATAGTCAGTTGTCAAGGTAGATGTATGCGCTGAAGGAATGTCATAATCGACACTTGTCTTTATCCCGCCCTTTTGGGTATAAGTAAAAGAGCCATTTTCCAGCATCTTAGCAAACATCCACTCTTTTCGTCTGTCACACCGTCCTCTTAGGCTTCGTAAATCTCTGGCAAGGCGCTGTTTAGCAGCTAGATATTGCGATTCAGTCCCTTCTTTTCGAAGGTTATTTAAAAATTCTTCATCGTATGGTATCTTTTCTCTCCATTCAGCAGCCTCAGCACTATTGGAAGCCACTCCCTGCGGAGCAGTCGTCGGTGACGGTTGGCCTGGCGCTGTAAAAGGCGTCATTCCCCTGTTACCTTCCTGAGATTCCCACTTAATAGTGGAAGAATCAGCATTGGAACTTCCAAATAGATTCATCAGAAGCAAATTTGGCGGTGTCGTAAAGGATGTTACGAGCTTATCAATCCTGCTAAGCCGTAAATCCGGTATATCACTTGATCCTCTAGGCATTGTATTTCACCTCCTTTTCATATTTATTTTATTACAGTATACTGCCCAACCTGAGTTGCGCTCAGATCTGTTCTGGCATTGGAATCAACACAGGTAAGCATGCCAGTGTAAAGTATGCAGTTACTAAGAATTAAAGTTGAATGAGCACCATCGGCAGTAGAACCCGTTCCGGTATCAACCGTCTTTTCCAGAATGCCATCGCAGGTGTCATACCCTTCGATGGTAATATAGGCAAACCGTGCAGTGGTAAATGCAGTTCCACCAATGGAACTGGTAAAGGTAATCTTTGCCATGTGGGTATAGGTTGTCCGGTCAATCGCTGTAATGGCACCAACATTCTCAAAGGTAGTGGTGTCATCCCCTATGATTACATCATCACCCACAGCAAATTTATAGCTGTCATCCATGGTGACATAGACATACTTGTCAGTTGTGCCCGAATTGGCAACCAAGTATGCTCTACCTGGTGCCACTTCTGCCCCGGTAATGGTTGCAGTAGGATCATAGGGAATATATTTTCCCTCGTTGCCGGCAGCGGAATCATTCTTTGAAAGAGCCTGTCCCGCTTCCAGTTTTCCATAGCCTGCCTGAAGAGTAATAGGAAGCTTCAGAGCAGCCTCGGGATCAGAGAAATACAATTTCTTGTAATCGCTCTGAGTTCCGTAAGTTATATCCGGTATATCTTTAGGCATTTCGTTTCACCTCCTTTATGTCTGAGAAGCAATAACATCGCCGGAAAGCTTGAGCATTTCCTCTACGGCTTTGTCATCTTCCTCTTCATCTCGCTTTAATTGTATTGTTTCCTCGGTTTCAACATCTTTAGTTGAAAATCCGGAGCCGATAACTGTCTCGGTCACGCCTTTTTTCTCCCAGTCTTCGATCTCAGCATCGATGGCCTTGCCAAAGGTTTCTTTATCCAAGACGTTATCTTTAATGAACTTTCGGTATGAGACTTGGGCCGCTACCTTGTCGTACATGCTTTTTGGTACGTCACTTTCGGCCAGTTTTTTTGCCCACAGCGACTCTGCATCACGTTTCAGTTCATTCTGGGTCCGAATCTCATTATCCTTTTCAAGTTTGAGCACTTTGTCATTCAGGGTTTCATTACTCTCTTCCTTCTCACTCAGCTTTCCTTCGAGATCCTTTTTCTCATCTTCCAACTTGGTTTTCTCTTGATTGAACGTATTGGTTAATGTTTGTGTGACCTCATTACGAACACTGTCCGTAATCTCCTGAAACAACTCAGGATGTTTCTCTTTGAGCTCATTAATATCCATTGTGTTCACCTCCTTCGCTTTGGAGTTTATTTTTGAATTATGGGAAACAGCATTTTTCGAATTACCTCCAGTCATGCTTGAAATTGCAGAAGAAAGTGGCGTTACTTCATCAGCAAATCCAATGCTTACTGCCTTTTCACCAGTAAATAGGCCAGCTTCAGTTGCCTTTATCTGTGATTTTGTCATTCCTCTGTTTCTCGCAACTGTATCCATAAACATTTCATAAAGTTCCATAACCTCATCTTGAAGAAAGCTCTTAGCTTCGGTTGAAAGTGGTTGATGAGGATTAAAATCATTTTTTCTTGCCCCGGCGAATATTGGCGTATATTTAAGGCCCATATTCTCATCAAGTTTGCTTTGATCCATATGAATCGCGATAACCCCTACAGAGCCTACTCCGGCTGATCTTGATAAAAATATTTTATCCGCAGCTGAAGCAATTGCGTAGGCGGCTGAATAGGCAGATTCATTAGCAACGGCATAAATCGGTTTTTCCCCTCTTGCCTCATAAATTTCATCTACAAGATCAAATAAACCGCTTGCTTCACCGCCAGAGCTATCTATGTCAAAAACAATTGCATCTGTATCTTCATCAAAGGCTGCATTAAAATCCTTGCGAATAGACTCATAAGATGTAAGCCCAGAAATGGTATCAAGCCCCTGAGTACGATAGACAAGAGAGCCATGAACCGGTATAACGCTTAGTCTGGGTGAGCTTAGATCCTCTCTCTTTTCGCTTACTTCAAAATCGCTTTTAAGAAGAGTTATCTGTTCATCAATTCCTATTCGACTCCCTATTACAGACAATATCGTGTTTAATTTGTCTGGAAGGATCGTCAAGGGAGTATTGATTATTCTGCTCGCCAATCTTGTCAGTATTGTTGTTTTCTCCAATGATTATCACTCTCCTTTTTGTTGATAATATTGGTCTAAAAATATCTTCTGTAATTTGAGGTATGGGCAATTCCATTTGTTCCCCCTCAAAACATAAAAAGCCCCCATGGAAAAGAGGAAATTCTTTTCCACAGAGGCTCTTAAAGAACTCGTTTTGTCCTTAAAAGGACTTGATTAAATTGTTACTCTATTTATCGTTTTGCAATTTTTACATTTTACTTCAATCCGTTTAGGCGATCCACTATCTGGGACTACTCTCAATAGAAGATGTTTACAGTTTTTACATCTTATGTCATATTTGACATAATTGTCAAGATTATTTTTTATCGCTAGATTTTGCTGCATGTCTTTGTTTTTTTTGCCACTTTCTATAGGCTTTTTTCGACGTAAAACCTAAAGAAAGCATTTCTTGTTTTTCCGCTCGTCTTTTAGGGTTTATCGCTTCCATCTTTTGTCCTCTTTGGTTCGGCTTGTGTTTTTTCTTGAATACTTTCTAAATCCAACTGCAAAGGTAGATCAGGATATTTATTTTTCTCGCTCTCATATTGCAACCTGAGCTTCCGATAATTGCCAAATCCCATCTTTTTGACCAATTCCTCATTAGGAATACCTGCCATATCAGATAGAGCAGCATGCTTGGATCCATAATACGCTTTTGCCCTTGACTCAAATTCAGTAATTTCAGACAGTGGAAAATTAATATCGATTAACTTTTCAGGCCTTTTCTTAATCTTCTTAAAAACAGGTTTTTTGTTTTTAAATTCAACTGCTCTTTCTATCTCAAAATACTCTGGGAATTTTTTATTTATCTTTGATTTTAAAAAGAAGATGTTTCCCCAAAAGTCATATCGAGCAAAGCGTTCAAAATATGCTATCTCATCAGAGACTCTATCCGACATTGGGCCACGTGAAGCTTGAACTGAAGCGAAAGGAGCGGTTGATTTGCCTGTGGTAACGCCTTCTTCTTCGTTTAATCCTGATGTTACTTGATGAAGAATATCTGTATCGGAATCGGAAATATTCGGCAAGGTAGGATTGACAGCTATCATATCCATATTTGGCCCTAATACTATAGTGCTGCCGGGTGTCTTTTTCGCAGTTATTCCGGTTTTTGCCCTATCCGCATCTGAAAGTTTAAGCCATAGAAGCCATGATTTAGTGTCCTCAAATTTGACTTTCCATAGATAAGCACCGGCTGATTTTTTGTGGTCAATTTCATAATTCTTTAAGTTCTCATATTTACTTAACCATTCCAGCACAGTCCTTGTATGGCCAATATTACGCTTAGTAATAAAGCTTTTATCCCATGAGATAATGAATTTGTAAAATCCACCTATCTCTTTGAATCGTTTTTTTCTGTTTCGACTATCTTTTAATTTAGCAGAATTAAAGCCTTTCTGTTTCTCTGCCACACGAATTAATTCAGGATACCTTGCAAGAAAAATACTTGGAATATGTTCATCAATGCCAGTCTCATCATCTTTAAGGCAGTAAATCAAAGGCATTGTGGTTTTAGTAGGATGGAAGATAATCCCATAATCATTTTCACCATCTATTACAGCAGGATCTACAAAATCAACTTCAATAAATCCATTATTATGGCATGTAGCACAAAGGAATAACTCTCCTTCTACAAAAGCTCTTCCAACATATTTCGGCCAATAATTATAAAGCCGATTTCTGTGGTCGAGTTCAATTTCTTCTATGACTTTTTGAATTTCTTGAATATCAGAAGAGGTTTCAAATCCATATCCAGTCAAGCGGCCTACTGTCCCTCGCAAGGATGTATTGACTTGTGGATTTCTTTGGAATTTTAACCAGGATAATTCTTGAAGTGCTTTTCTTGTTCTGGCAGGATCATCTTTATCCGGGGAAGTGCTTAAAGAAACACCATCAGGGTCTCTATAGGTTGCTTCATCTGGATCATATTGCCAGGATACTGATAAAGCTTCTTTCCTGATAATTTGATCTAATTTTTCTTGAGGAAGATTTTCTAATTCTTCAATGCTTAATTTTGCAAGTTTATCTGAAGGCATAGTTTTTTTGCCAACAAAAAAGTCGGCTATCAATAGAGGATGGCTCCATGACAGCCGTCCTTTCTGAAGGTTAAAAATTTAATTGTGGTCTAAATCATTTTACATACAATATATGGTGTATAAATCATGTTTTAAGGGATGTCAAGAAGTTTTTATGCTTTTTTTGACATATATCAAAATTGACATAAGAGTAGATAAAAAAATTCTTGTTAAGTCATGTCGAATCAAATCGGGGTCTCATTTCCCACTTCTTCATTCCCATTCTTCTTAAATGCTTCTAATGTTTTGTTAAATGGCAATGCTTTTTGTGTTTGAGTTACTTTATCTTCTATTAACTTGGTCCCCTTTAGGCTTGTAGCTTGTTTATAAAAATTCATCAGGGTTTGCCCTAAGCTAAGTTTTGTTCTATCATCATCTGATAAAGTTTCAACATTTTTAACACAAAAAAGTTTTTTACCTCCTTTTAATGCTGATTTATGAATATGCTTTTGAACCATTATAGCTATGCCGGGAATTTCATTATCATTTAAGCATTTCACACCTTGACCTCTGACAGACTCAATTACCATCTTTTTTTCTCTAAGAGCCATTTTTATAGCAGTTCGTAAATTCCCTCTTGCTTCCCTCTGGACATCTTTACCAATGCTGTCATTAAGCTCTTTATAGGAAAATTCATCTCCTTGATTAATGTTTTCAAAAAATTGCTTGTAAAGTGTTAAACTATCTAAATTTATTTCTGGTATTGTTCGCATAATTTATCTCCTTTTTTAAGGTTGTTGTCTTGTCGGGTCTTGTCGAGTCTTGTCAGGTCGGGTCTTGTCGGGTCTTGTCAGGTCGGGTCTTGTCTCGTCAAGTCCCGTCTTATCACGTCTCATATTTTAACTTACATCACTCCATACAATCTTATCAACTGTGAATCTCCCATAATATCCGCCATTTGCTGGCCTGAATACACCTAATCCGATAAAATTACCTGCTTCTTTTAAATGTATTGTAAAAACATCCTCAGTTATTGTTTCATCCAAAATGTGAAAAATAATATTACCTCCCCACGTGTGTACTGTTGGAAAGCATTTGGGCACCCTTGACCCTGATTTTCCACGTTGACCTCTTGAATTTCCCATAACCCAAAGGCCATCAACTTCTTCTTTCTTTTTATCTAACTTCATCCCCTCTGTTACCAAAATTCCGGCTAAAAAATGCTTTGTATAGGTAGCTTTACCCCTTCCTTTTATAGGCATAGATATAAAGCTGGCTGCTGTTTCTATGCTTTTCTTAAAAGACATTGGCGGTATAAACATATATCCATCTTCCGTGTAATGGCCTTTTTCTCGCCATGTCCTTTTTTCATAATCATGTGGACTTTCTTTTTCTAATTTCGCCATCCCATGGAATCTTCCTTGTTGGTAGGAACTGATCCCCGTTATTGTTGCGATTGCTTGTTTCACTTAATTATCTCCTTTTTTAAGGTTGTTGTCTTGTCAGGTCGAGTCAAGTCAAGTCGTATCATATCGAGTCAAGTCGCGTCGTGTCATATCGAGTCAAGTCATGTCCTGTCGAGTCTTGTCAGGTCGCGTCAAGTCGCGTCAAGTCAAGTCAGAATAAAAATCTATAGGTTTTCAGGCGGGTCTCTTTCTTTCATTCGCTCCTTGCGATTGTGTTATTTTATTTAACTATTCTGTATCTTTCGGCGATCTTCTTTTATCCTTGCTTTGCCAAGACAAAATTGAAAGCCATTTGATGTCGATGATACGGCCATAAGCCGCCAGTTATCATCCTTGAGAAGTTCATTAACTTCTTCAATAGAAGTCGTTTCTTTTACAGACTGAATTAATGCGTAATTCATGACGATTTCTCCTTTATTTTAACTAATTTCAATTTCCTTTTCTTTTTAACTCCTAAAACATTACGAATAATCTTACTATGTTCTTTATCTGGTACGAGTCTAATTTCACCATCAAAATCAAGTAGGTAAACTTTGGATTTAAGAAAAATTAAAAATCCATCAGCTATTTCTGTAATAATTAATTCATTTGGACTCATAGAATGTAAAAGACGACACTCAGTCCCACTCTCTTCTTTGACACCAGTAAAAATATTCTCCTGAGTATATCCTTCTGGAATATGCTTTTCAACAACACCACGCATAGTTGAACATAGTCTATTAAGTTCTATTAGTCTGGATGTTTTGATTTTCAATCGGTTCCTCCTTTCTCCTTACATATAGCATTTTAAAGAGTCCCTAACCCCAGCAATAAGCCACACTGCTTCCTACCATTTCCCCAATAATCCTTTCGTTTTATAAAACATGCCAAAAGACACTTCACCTTTTCTTTCCCTGAAATCATTTACCCCGAGCATTCTTCCCCCATAGATTGTAGCCCCAATTGCATACATAACATCATCTTGGATACCATATTTCTCAGCCTTTTCCGTACTTCCAAATTTCCTGGCATCTGCATCATGATCAAATACTGAAGCCTCTTCAGCTAAAATATCATCTCCTTTATAGCCTGCTACAACCAATGGAGGTGCTTTAAATCTTCCAGTATAATAGGCAAGATACAATTCAGAAAACATTGTTTTTTGTCTATCATAATTTGGATAATATATTTCCGCTTTTACTTCATTGTCTTCACACCATTTATTTAAATCCACAGTTCCCCATCGCTCTGCCCCGAAAGAATCTATTCCATCGAATTCATCATGGATCTGCCTGAGAGCATCTTCAATCCCCTCTTTTGAACTATCTTCAATATGTAAAAGATGGAGAAGAATATAAAGATAATTCGGAGTTTCATTTTCAACAAATACATATGGATTTGATCGACTTCCCGCTAATCCTTTAGCCAATGCTGTAAAAATAGTGCGGGCAGCAGTTCTTTTTTTCATAGGGTCCGCTCTATCGACTCCTGTCATGATAGCCCAATAAGTGTCATAAATATCACTCAGTTTTTCTAAATCGGTTACTTCAGCCATTTTTGGTAAATTTTGGTGTGTGCGTAATCTATAAACACTTTCTACCGGCCATAATCTTTTTTCTATTTCATCAAACAGGTACTCATTAGACACCATTTCTTTTTCTGCCAAAGCTCCATGACCCTCATCTGAAAGTAATTTCCTTTCATGTTCCACCAGATTTATCCTCTCAGATAAAAGCTCCGTCAACTGATTATGAGTATTTAATTGCTTATCAACCCCGAGATAATTCACAGCTTCTATCATTTCCTCTGTAAAAACTTTTTCAGATCCGGCAGACCAGGAATTTATAAAAAATCTCTCAAAGTCATGGATCGGCAAAGTAACTTTTTGGGAATCAAGGTAAGTTTGGGTAGCTTCCGGGTTCCAGAATTCTGTGGCCTTGCCTGTAGTTTCTCTATAGGAAAAGAAAACATCTTTGACCTTACCTTTTTTACATGCTTTATATATTTTATAAAGAATATGTCGTTTAGGAGCCACAGTAGTATCTATAATTCCTATGGCATTTTTGACAAACCGGAGGGAGGTATCTATTTCTGTAAAGAATTTATCATTTGTGGCTTGATGGAATTCAGAAAAGGTATATCCTGTAGCATTTGAAAAAATACCGCTGACAGATGAGACTGGCCTGATAAAAGAAACCACGTTTCCGCTTTTATCTGTTAGTTGAATCTCCTTTTGTTTAAGATTTTTTTTGCCGATGATATGAAGAAGGTTGGGGCTGTTTTGAATAATTTTGGTGAGTTCCTCAAAATGGACAAATCTAATTTGGTTTACAGAATTGGCACCGAGAATGATAGTCATTGCAGGGAAACACATGACCCGCCAGAGTTGGATAAGGCAAGTTAAAAAGGACTTCCCTTCACCTCTTGGCCACATAAAGATTATGAGCCTGTATATAAAACGTCCCCTCACCATTTTTAAGGCCACCCGTAGGATTTTCTTTTGCTCTTCCCACATTTTCAGATAGCCTTTATGGAGCTTAGAGAAAGGAATCCATTGTTTAATATCAGAGGTAGGCGTGGGATAGACATTAAACCAGACATTATCTTCTACCCATTTGAAAAAGCCTTCGGCACCCTGGCGGTATTCTTCAAGTTTTGTTAGTTTTCTTTTGGGCAACTTATGATTATCCCAATCTGCACTAAATGGTTATCTTTTTCCTGCTTCCATGATTGGAATGTTCGCTTCTGTCGGTACATAAATAATTTTTTCAATATTTCCATTTTGGAGAGCCTCAGCGAATGCCCCAAGAAATTCTTGTAAACGATACTCTGGAAAATCTTTAGCCGCTTGACCTACTATCCCAATCGCCTCAGCACGGATGCGGATGGCGGAAGATTCTAATTCTGCTTTTGCTTGTTCAATCATGATTTTCCTAGTCTGTTCGGCTTTGGCGAGATTTGCCTTGCCTGATAAACCTTGTTGCCAAACAGAATATTGAGGCAATCCAATCATTAAGGCAAGAATAAAGACAATTACAAATATTAATATACCTGTCCAAATCAAAACGATAGATAATCTTATTTCCATGATATCTCCTTTTCTATGTTAAAGGTTTACAACAAGTTATAGTTACCCTATCCTCAATGCCGTAGGTCAGCTTGAGCCGGTGGTTATGTGTTTCTCTCGCGCCCATGCCTGAATAAAGGCGACTTCTTGCCAATCTGGGTCACACACATCATCGTCGCCATCCCATTTAAATGTAGACGCTTGTTCGATCTTCCAACCATCTCTTTTTTTATCATATGACACTCGGATACCATCGGTGGACCGAACATCCATAAGTCCGATCACTATTTTTTTGACATCCGAATCCAGCACATCTGGATACCAAAGATCAATGTGTAGTTCATCCCCCCATTGGTGTGCATTTCTTACGATTGTTTTTGCGGTGTCTTTCATTTCTACCTCACAGATAACTATGTGGTGGTTAATTAATCCTATTCAATAAACACTTTGTATCTTTCCAAAACATATCTTCTACTGTAAGAACTGGTTGGGCTAAAACCCTTTTCCACGCTCATGGTAAACTTTTTTGAACGGTGGTTTAAGACACCGATAGCAATATTCTAAAATATTCATCGATTCACCAACTTGTCCGATTAAGAGTCTTGATTGGATAGAAATGTGCTAGTAGGCCAGGTCGATCAAAATCAGTCCTATGACTAGATTAATCAGCTAGCTTGATTATCTAATTCCATACTGCATTATGCCCTCACTGCTACTAACACATTTCTACCTAAACAAGAACTCGAAGGTAACAACAAGTTATATAGTTACCCTATCCTCTTTAAAGTTTCCAAGCCTTTTCAGAGATTAACTCCTTGATATTATTACCAAAAAGTCCTAAAATATGTTATCTCCATAATATGATACTCGGCCCGCAAATGTAGACTGGGCGTGGACTTTATTTTGATTTTACAGAGACAGTCCGATTTATGATTCTTCCACAAGTGCATTTATAGCCTCTTCTTCCCTGTGCTTTCTTTTTTCGCAGGCTCGTACATGTCTAAGCGCATTAGCTTTAGCACCTCTAAAATTATACCTACCCCTATTGCCCCAATAGTTATCACCTTTATTTACATAATAGCGAGGGAAGGTTCGCCCACATACCCAACATTTAAAATCCATAAAGCCCATTTTTCCTCCAAGCGGCTAACTACAATATTAAGCAGAAAAAATTGTATATTAACGAAAATTACTCTCCTTACTGGGTAAGGGTTTCCGAGGTTTTTTTTAAGGGTTTTACGAATCCTATCACCCACACCCACGGGTTAGCATCCCATTGATATTCAGGCTTTTTGGTGTAGAGGGAATTCCAAAAGTCTGCAAATTGTCTTCTATATAATTTTAGTGGGTATGGTGGTGTATTCATATGAAGCATAGGTCTTGTTCCCTCTTTTTTAGCATCCTCTTCTGTTATATCCTGCAACTTCTCTGTTCGTATATTCACAATTTCGAGGGTAATACGAGAAGCCCATTTAGGCATGTGAATTGAGGGTCGCCAAGGAAACCCTCTGTCTTCTATATCTATATCCCAATTAACTTCTTTATTTGCTTTATAACAGATGTCCCAAAACCCTTCTTGTGAATCTTTAGGTATTTTTTTTGAATGCCACCAATCATCTGTATAACCAGTTTCCCAATCTATAGCAAAATGAATAGCCTGCCATGTTTCTTTCACCCATAAAACATCTCTTGGTTGGCCGTAGGGGCATTTATTTATATGATAATCTGTTTTGAAAATTCCATCAACTTTCCATTTAAGAAGAAATGACCAATATTCGTCATGTAGGTGATCAGCTTGAATGATTTGGATTGCATAATCATTACGTTCTTTATCTTTTAGTATTATCGGTCTCCTTGTCATAGTCTTTCGACCTTCAAGGATAGCCTGTACCATTTCGCTATTAAATATTATCGGATGTTCTTCCATTACTCATTGATAACAACAAGTTAATAATTACCCATGGCCTTCTCTTGTCGGCTCAATGTGATTGTTAGGCATTATATACCTCTCCAATCTTTTCATAATTACCGCCACAAAGGCACATGCCGCCTTCATTATAACCTGGATAATCTTCCCTTTCTTTGCCACATTGATCACATTTCCAGATAATTTTTAAATCAAGTTCTGCTTCTTCTCTTTCTTCTCTGCTTTCATATTCTCTCATTTTGTCCTCCTTTAATTATACCTAACAACAAGTTAATAGTTAATCACCCCCTTTTCTGAGGGTGTAGATTTATTTGTTTGGGATGTCAACATTTAAAATTGAGTGCCTCTCTACTGCCTTATTATAATGCGGGGAATTTCACCCCGCTGTGGCGGGACAGTCACCGGCTTTGCTCCGGGTACCTCTGCGGCATTTCGATGAGGGGAACTATATTCCGGGATATAGCCTATTGGTGCTCTACTTTGCCGCTGTCATCCTGTCGTTTAACCCCTCAGATAGCATTACAACAACAAGTTATAGTTAGTTGCTCTGAGTTGAGTTGTTAGCTGAAAATGGCAATCCCATTTCAGCCGCTATAGGAACTCCATTGATCTTTATAAATATCCTCAAATTTCTTGGCAGTCTCCTCGCAAAACTCAATATGCTTCTTGATTTTCATTCGTGTTTTTGACCGGATATGATAACCATTCTCGGTTTCGTCTAATACTTGTCGAAGTAAATCCAAGCTTTCACCAAATAAACTTTTCATAATTTTATCCTTGTTGAAAAGCTGGTTATCGGTATCTGCGCGCCGACATCAATTCATTAATAAGTTTTTTAATATCGTCCATGCAGCCATTATTAAAAACAGAATTTGGCGAAGGAAAAAAACAATATTGCCTCCACGGGCCATACCACTTGATTTGTCCCAAAATAAATCCAGACGACCTTGAAATTATGTTCCATATTTCCGTCTTTCCTGTATCACCAATTTTGTCAAAATCCATATATTTACTCATAAAAACCTCACAGATAACAGTGCGTTATATGGAGACCGAGTAAAAATGCTATAAACCAATAGCCCCGGTCTCCTCTCTTGTTGGGGACAGCATACGATGGCATCACCGTCATATAGACCAAAGGCCCGCTCATCCACCGCAACGCACGGGCAGGAATGACTATGCTGGTTTGCCCCTCTGTGTATATCGTGCAATGTCTCCATATAACGCCAAGGGTAAGCTGCCAAGTGGGTAGGCCCTCACCATCTCCGATTACTATTAACGCCTACTTCCTAAGCTCCCTCACTGGCTTTCGCCAGCGTCCACTTGGTCAGCTTGACCCGCTGGTTATAGAGAAAGGCAAAGATGATTGGCCCTTCAACAGGCTGCCACAGTAGGGAACGGTGGACAAACCACCTGAGCGTTGTTTAAGGGAGCACCCACACCTATATGTTGCCTTATAAGTCCACATAGGCCGCTTACTTCTCCGGTGAGCAATCATACTTTTGCCTTTCTTTATAACAGTAGGTTAGACTGCACACAGCCTAACATTGAATTAACCCGCGCCTTCAGGCATCGGGGTTGAGTGAGTGGTTAGCTATACGAAGCGCTTCTCTTCCCTTTGCTGTCAAACGAAAGTATGGGTCTGGCACAAAAGATTTTCTTCCAGCGCATTCCATCAGCCCTTCTTTGACTAAAGCTTGCATGTCAGCGCTATCCCCACAGAATAATCCGTTGGCAGTTCTTTTCTCCGTGTGCTCCATTATTTCATACTGCTCTCTATTTAATTTCATAGTCTCCTTTCTCTAGCTATTTAGTTCATCCAATTTCCCGTGCATCGCTTTGATAATCTCCTGCTCTTTTTCCTGGGGTACATCATTCATGGAATTGTACCCCAACTCTCTCAATGCCTGGGCATACGCTGATTGGTTAGGAAAGGCTGCTTTGATTCGCACCATCTCATCCAAATATTCGGCCCGCTTGTCAACATCTTGACCACTATGATTGCCCGGAGGTGTTTCTTCCTGGGGGTCTTTTTCAGTTGGCTTTTCAATTCGGGGAACCTCAAACTCATAAGGCTCCCTCATTATCCGAAGCCACTTGTCGGCCCAGGCTACCCTTAGCTGCATTGACCAGTTTGGTATATCTGACCGGAGTAATTTTTCTGTGGCTTTTAACGATTTATGCTTTTTGATGTTGATAAATCCATGGTAGATCTCTTGCTCTTCATCAGATAAGGGAGATTTCCCTGATGGTGCCTTCTTGTGGTCTCTTTCCCATATCTCAAACTGTTTCCAGAATTTATCAAGCTGACTTGCTGCTTGAATTTTTATATCATCAATGGAATCAGACTCATCATCAAGATCGAGGGCTTTGGCAAGAAAAATGTCGAGATGTTTTTGATCGGTTCCTTTGGGGATAGAACCATCAAATTGCTTGATAAGTTCCTCATCTGTCTTTTCCACTGGAGTTGGGAGTTTCCCTGTTAAATCTGTTAATTTCCCTAACATATCGCTTTGTGTTAGCCCGGCCTCTATCCTATTATCCAATTCAGTAGCCCTTTCCATTTCAACACTACATGGTTGTAGTTTACTATGCCTTTTAATAACTGTTTTGATATACTGTTGATCTGGCCATGTAATCCAAGGGCATTCCTGGGCTTTTCGGTTTTTCGGATTTGCTATTGCGTATTGGTAGGCAGGGGACTTTTCCCTAACTTTCAAAATATCTGATTCAGGCATAAACAGAAAGCTTTGAAACCCATCTTCAAATGTCCACACCGTATAAGCTCCGATCATATCGCCTCTGTCACCATCCAAAGAAGGCTTATGGTATAGACGTTCATTTGTGCCATATTCAAAATCAAATTCATCATTGCTGTAAACCACATGCCCGGTCACTTTTACTTGAGCCGTTCTTCTGCCTAAATCTACCAACCCCCGATACATTGGCTGAAATTGAACTTCTGTTCCATACGGGATTAGAGCTGCCTTTCCGAGTATTGGTTCAAGACCAAGTTGTGCAGATTCGATCATAGCACTCAATAGACTCTCTTTTGTGCAATCCAATAGTGCCGGATTTCTAAGTAAAGCAGTATAGACCGTTCGTAGGAATCTTTTGGCGTTCATAAATTCTGGTAAAGCATTTTGAATTTGATCTACTATGGATTTTTTGTTGATAAAATCCCTGATGGTTATTGCCTTTTGTTGTTTTACTGTTAATTCACCCATTTTAATCCTCTCTTTTTAAGGTTTATTCTCCATACTCATTTTTTGCATCTCCATAGCCTTCATTATATGCTTCTCCGTCAACAGCCCTGCTTGATCGCGTGTCAGTTCTTCTATTTCTTTTTTACACTTAGAGCATAAATTGACTACAAGTTCCCCTTTGCTATTTATGTCTCCATCTAGCAAAGCATCACATTCAGCACATTTTAGAATTAATTCCATTTTATTCCTCTCTTTACGGGTTTATCTATGTACTGCACTTACTTTCTCATATATCTTTACTCCGGGAATCTCCCGGACTCCCATCTTTACTGCCTGATTAATGAGTTTTTGATCTGGTACGCAATATTCTTTTGGAACTTTTTTCGGATCTTCAATCTCTCCTACCCATTGTGTTCTCAAATGCTGGCTATGGCCCCCGGCTGTGTGAATGACTGTTTTAGGCTTGGGAGCTGTAACAGGGACTACCGTAACTTTTTCTACACCATCCTTTTCAGCTTGTTTATCAAGCTTTTTTTGGAGTTCCTTATTCGCCTCATCAATAGCTTTTTGGCGTTTTCTCTCTGCTAACTGCAATTGATATTGATATTCTCCCCCTTTCTTGCTGAATGTTTCTGCTATATTTTTAAAGGGATCAGTAAAGAATTTGGCGGCATTATTTACCTTGTTGATAAATTCCCGGAAAGGCCCTGTTTGCTCTGCCTTCTTTCCATCAATAGCCTTGATCAATCCTTTAGCTGTAGCAGCACCATCAACTGAAATCTGGAAGGTTTCATTATCTATGACCTTCAATTCATTGGCCTGTTTTTCAAGCTCTGCCAATTGAGGCTTATACTGGTCAAAATATTTTTGGATAGTTTCTATCTTTGGTAATGATGATACAACCGTTAAAGTGCTTTTTTTCTTCTCCTTTTTAGCCTTTTTTCCATTTGCTACTTGTGCGAAGTCTAAAGCCATGTGATCTCCTTTCTCTTAAGGTTTTATTGATTTGACTTTCTTTACTAAACCACTATTTCCATCCACTTCAATTTCAAGTTTCACTTCATTGAAATGTTTAAACATCTCTAATGCCTTTCCAGACAATCCAATTTCCTTACCTATTTCATAAGCCGATTCTTTGCTTATATGAGAATAAATTCTCGTTTTAATCATTTTTTTAGTCATAATTACCTCTGGAAATAATAATGAGCATTTAAAAGTCCTAAAAAAATATTAAAATCCTGAGCGCTTTCCCCTTCATACCTAACCATCTTCGGTGTTTTACCATTCGGGTCAAGTTGAAGGCTTGCAACTACATCAACTTTCTTTTTATCTACCTCCAGTAATCGCCCATAGGCACTCAGTTGTATTTTCCACTGCTTATAAAGGGTAATAGGTGTCTTCCAATCTAAAAGGGCTCTACCGAGGCTTTTTAGCCTTCCATAGAAGTCAATATGACCCACAAAGCCATAGATAGGATCTATCAACTCTTTCTCTACATAGACTACTTCCTCTACATATTCGTCGAACCATGTTTGAAAGCTGAAAAAATACCCTGCATATTCTTGAGGTATCGGCGCCCACAGTTTTTGAGCGTAAGCGGCACAAGATTGATGAACTTTCGTGCCTCTATATGCAGCTTGCTCTAAGGTAGATTCAGGTACCTTTGAAAAATCAGTATGGGGTTCAAGTATTTCTGTAACCCTGGGTAAGTCAGTCATTTCTCCTCTTCCATCTCTCCACTATCCATTCAATAAACATCGCTGCGATAAATGCTAAAAACAGCCATAGAAAAAATCTGGGCCAAAGTAGGGAGTTAATATATGTGTATTCTGGCGGCATCTAATCTTCCACCTTCTCAATCTGGATAACCTCATAATTTGACGAACCTAGTTTCCAGGGCATTAATAGCCAACCTTTATACGTTATTTTGATTTTTTGATTGCTTCCAACGTAGGGTTTTATCTTTTTTAGAACTTCAGGCTTGACTATTGAAAATTCAAACAAGCCTTCGATTGAGGCCAATTCCCCTACGCCTAACTGCATTTCTCCTTCAATGGTTTTCCAGACTATCCCTTCGTGTGATAGTTTGGTTATATACCCCACTTTTTCGCCTTGAGCATAGTCTCGGAAAAGGCCAGTTGTAGTTTGATAAACTGGAAAGCTAAGAACAAAAAGAATAAAACTTGTAGCAAGTAACATCACAATTGAATTGCTAACTCGATAATAATCAGACTGCACATAAGTCAATGAAATTGCTATCGATATAATTATTATTGATAAAATTATGTACCACATTTTTATCTCCTTTTTAAGCCTGCCTTTGCTAAAGCAGGCGCAGGCACCCGTTTAGGAGGAAGGAGAAAAAGCAATTAGGTTAATGCTGTTTTTCTTCATTATAATTTTTTGCAGTCTCTAAAAAATCCCTATCCCATTCCTCAAATTCCTCTGTCCAATCTGGATAAGGATTGTTATCAAGGGTAAAGCCCTGATAGAAGGCTTCAGTCCCGTCTTTGGGGGCTTTTACTTTGTCCATTAAGTTTCATCCACTTCTTTAAATCCCTTCTCATCTTTGCCAATAAGTTATCAATGTATTCCAAGGCATTGATCCATTCACCCTGCCCCGCCAAGCGTAAGGCCATATAAGCTACACTAGGATAGAAGCGAGAGGTAAAACAATATACTATCCCATATTTTTTAGACTTTGATTCGTAGAGGGGGCAGGTTGAGCAATACGTCCCAGAAAAAGCCTTGCAATATCCACACGAGTTCCAGTAGTGATGAATATAATGCATTGATATATGATGGGCCTTTACTTTTTCCCTGATTTCTTCCCATTTTTTAATTGATGATTTAATCCCTTCTACTTTGTTCATAACTCTCCTTTAGTGTGGTGTGGGAGGCAGGTGGTGAGCAGGGGATAGCTTCTATGGCATCTGCCAAATTCGGCTCAGTGCCACTTACCCCCTCGACCTTATAGGCACACTATCTACCGTCTATCCTTCTTCAAACTCAGCTCACCGACCCTGCCGTCCCATATTCAGTCCCTACTATCTTGTGTAAAAAGACCTCCTCTTTTAAAGGTTATCGGTTTTGCCAGGGCCAGAACATCTTTTTTGAATTTTTAATATCCATTGTTTTTTTATGTCTCGCCCTCTGATCGTATCACCCTGTCGCACATATCCATTGACCCAGACGTGAATCCAGGTCAGGGTGGCGATAGGATTGATTTTCTCTTTAACCACTCAGCCTGAAGCGACTGGTTATCTTCTTTGATCTGCCAGATACCATTCCGCAAATCGTTTAAAGCAATGCGATGGAAGCCTAATCCTGACATGAGGGTCAATCTCAATCAAGACTCCGGTGCCATCAGTGACACAACACTTGTATTGATTAAATGATACACCTTTTTCATACAGTGCATCATTGTAGTCTGATAGGCTTTTGCAATCACAAGGTTTCATATTTGCCTGTTGGTTCAATCCGCTTGTTAGGTATTTCACAATTTTTTAAAATACCGCCACAATTCACAATTGGACAAAAATCACCCACCTGGTTTTGAGGCCATGCAGGATGCAAACAACCATACACCCACTTCGGCCCTGTTTGTGCAGGATGGCAAGTTGGAGAACAATAATGTGGACACTCCGCTTCTTTTACCGGAAAATCACCCTCAAGAAATGTTTCCTTCCAATCGTGCCGGGCTGTATCCTGGATACCAGACCTGATTTCCTCCAATTTCGTGACAATCTCAATTTTGATGATTTGTAATTCTTGAATTAATAGATTGAATTGATTTTCATCCATTGTTTTTACCTCCCTGGGCGTTAATAATCAGTCCCTCCACATAAAGGACAACCGGGCTCACCATTGTCTGTAGCAACAAGTTCACTTTCCAGAAATTTGTAGCCACAGGTCCCGCATATGAGAACAGCCTGTTTCTTTATGTCAGACTTGGCAAGTTTGTCTAAACTAATTTCAATCATCTCGTCTATTGCCTCTTCCAATTGATTGACGGTCATATTTTCACAAATGGACATGAGGCTCTTTTTTGGTCTTGTGTGAGGTACATAGGTTCCTCCATATGGATTCCTAAGATTTCTTCCAAGTCATACAGGATGCGGTTCAATGAATCATTATCAGGGTCGGCCTGGGTGTAGTAATGTCGCCAGGCTTTGACTTTTCTGATTAGTAGGCTTAAGAGAGATTTTTCCATTTTGGGATTATTGTTATTGAGACTCATATTTTCTAATATAATCAATTACAGACTCACTCCATCCATCAATATGCATCCAAGCACCATAACCCACCCCATTTTTATACGATGATACATTAATCATATACCCTTTACCCTTTGGGTCTGGAACCATATCATGAGCCTGTTCATCTGTAATGACAATCATCCTGTCATATTTTTCTATGACATCAACAGATTTAATTGACCTACCGAGATAAGTACCATCATAAGGTTGGCTGTTGGAGATAGCATCCCTCAATGCAAATCCGTGACGAGCAGGCACAAGGACTTCATATTGAGAGAATGAATAAACCTTGACCTGTTCGCAGATTTCTCTTAACAGTATTGCTAAGCCAAGACCAGCATCAATCCTTAGCATCCCAGACTTTTGTGAAAGAGAATTATCCATTGAACCAGAAACATCAACAAGCAAAATTGTTTTCCCCCCCAGTTTCTCTTGAGAGGCCAAGCATTTCATCATAGCTCTTTCAATATGATCTTCCCATTGAGGAACATATCGAGCGGCAGCAATAAAACGAAAAGGGAGAACCCGTTCGACTTTCATTTTGTCAAGAGAATTAAAGATAATTTGCTCATCTACGCCAACTGAATTCATATTTCGTAGATTTCTAAGCAACGCCATTGCTCCTAAACGATTCTCTTTCATTAATCGTTCCCAAGTTTCCTTTTTATCCTTACCAGTTGATAAAGCTACTTCCCAGGTATCCGGTGGTTGAAGAGTATTATCAACCAATCTCTTCCATAAAACTTCTTGCTCTTTATCTTTGGGTTTAGCATGGGAAAGGAAAAGAGCATCTCTGAGTTTTATTTTATCAGGTCTGTTATATTTGCTAAGTTGATATTGATCAAACTTTGGGAATGCTTTTGCTAATCCCTTTTTGATTTGAGAAGCAAGAGGACATTTTCCCTCTTTCCAATAGATAGCAAGAAATTCTGTTATTTCATCTGGCCTCTGAATAACCCTTGCTAATGTCTCTTTGACTAAATCCCTATGTGCAACTCCATTGACTTTAGTAGATAGCCTTGCCATTTCTCTTACTATCAATAAAGGAATATGACGCAATTTCATCTTTTCCCTTGCCTCAATAGCCATATCAGCTACCTTTTGAGGGGCTACATGAGGAATCAAAGAAATAATTCTATCAGCAATATCTTCACCATTCTCATAGAATTGCTTTTCCCATAATAGACAGGCCATCACGGAACGCCTTAATTGCTGTTCTGGGTTGATATGCTTTGCTGTAGCTCCCTCATGGGTGTGTATTGGTTGCCTAGGAATATTTAATCTTGCCATAGTGAACCTCCTTTTATTGATGGGTGGGAACCAAGGAACAAACGGTTATAGTATTTTCAATTTCAAGTCGAAGTAGCCATAACCTTCACCATTGATACCCATAAATTTGATGGAGACTGAGGAATAAACGATTACAGACAGTTTTAGTTAGCAGCGAAGTACCTGTAATCTTCACCATCAATCTACAATAATGTATTGCCGAGGAACATACGAAAAGAGAACGTTAAGCGCTCTACCTAGCTGAGCTATCCCTATCATAAAATTGGGATAGGGAGCAGGATTTGAACCTGCGGCCTCTCGCTCCCAATGCGAAGTAACTCTTTCCTACGCCATCGGCAAAATAATTATTCAAGTGCATGTCCAACCCTTTTTTGAGGTTAGATATAGGGTATAGATTTATTTTGGAAATGTCAAGTTTTTTTTACAGATAACGTAAATTTATTGATAATACGTTAATATTTCATTTTTTTTTCATCATCCCTATTATTTAATTGACATTTATTTGCGTATAATGTAAATAGGCATTATGGATTTGCACCCATTAAGAGAATATCGGCAGAAACACGCACTCACCCAGAAAGAGCTTGCTATCATTTTAAATACCTCCCATGCGTCCATTTCAAGAATCGAAGCAAGAAAACAAAAGATAGATCCCAATGAAGCTATTGTGATTTCCGAAAAACTTAATAATGAGGTTCACTATCTCGAATTGTTATATCCTGATAATGGTAATAAATTTAAAACCTATCCAATATCACGAATCGTAAAGCAACTGAAAAAGTGGTGCAGATTATGAATCAATACGGTAAGGGTAAAGATTTTCTATTTAATTATGTTTACAGGTCAATTTATTACAGATGGAAAAACATATCTGAGCTTTATAGAGATTATGTAACAAAATTTAAGAAATAATAAAAATTATTATGCCCCGATATAATCTCATACAGGAATTAGACATCGATGATTTAGAGCAATTTTTGGAAGAGGCTATACAAGAGAGAAATATGGAAATTGCCTCTGTACTTTTGGCTGAGAAAAGAAGACGCAAATTAGATGCCCAAGCCCAACAAGTCCAAGCGGGCTCGTGAAATACGAAAGCTCGTTAAATTCCTCAATCTGTATGCTGATTGGCACCACCCCAGCCATAAAAGCTATAGGGGTAGTCATTTGGCAGAGAGCCAGGAGGTATTTGAGTTTTAATGCCAAATGAACCATCTATAAGGAAACGAGGAGCTAACCCTGCCAAACGCAAATGCATCTGGCCTAGGCCAGATGGTACAAAATGCGGGAAGCTGTTCTGGTCTTTGGATGAATCAGATCGTTATTGTCCACGGCATAAAGCATTAAAAAAGATGAGGGCAGGATTTAATGAGTATGAGGAAGATTTCCCCGGAGGGATAGTGTGAATAAAAAACTCAAACCTATAGGAACTAAATTCTGGTATGGCTACCCGCCAAATAAAAATTGCACATTAGCTGAGTTTAAGAAATTAAGAGAAAAGGCCAATATTGATATTGAAAAGTATATATATAAAGAGAGGTATGATGAGAAACAGCACAGCTAAAAAAATCAGAAAGCAAATTTACGGTGAAATGTCTCCACGTATACGAGAATACAAATTAGAGAGACATAATAAAACAATATACAAGGATGGGAAACCATATACAGTTGTAACGGAAACTCTAATTAATACCGGCCTGAGGGCAAAGTATTTGAAAGCCAAGGCAAGTAACTAACTATATAACTTCTTGTTATAATCACTCTATGAACTTTGGGGGACAGATGTATGAAAATCAAAATAACAATCTATGGTAAACCGATAGCAAAGAAAAGACCACGATTTTTCCGTCGAGGTAATTTTGTTGGAACCTATAATGCACAAGAAATGGAAGAAGGTTTTTGGATGCTGGAAGCAAAACAGCAAATTAAACAGAAATTGAATGGCCCGGTCGTATTAAATGCGGGTTTCTTTTTTGGGCCTTTAAAATCATGGAGCAAGAAAAAAAGGCTGGAAGTTGACAATGGTTGGCAACCGCCCCATAGCAAAAAACCAGACCTGGATAATCTCATAAAATTTGTCAAGGACTGCCTGAATGGGCTTGCATGGGATGATGATAGCCAGGTCTGTAAAATTGAGGCATTAAAATGTTATGACAAAATCGCAAGAACAGACATAGAAATTATGGAATTAAAACAATAGAGGAGAAATAACATGAACGACAAATTGCTCGAGGCCCTGGCAGACCTGGAACACAAACAATGGGCACACTGGACTAAATATATGCTCGAAAACCTGCTGGGCTACAATGAAAATTCCGCGAATCAGTTTGCAAGAAAGTGTTTCAACCAAATTAACACACCATACTCCGAGCTCACCGAAACGGAAAAAGAATCTGATAGGGAGTGGGCACGGAAAACATTGGAAACAATACATGGTGAGCATAGAATCACCGTCTGCAAATACTGCAAATTTGAAAATAATCATCATCTGTACTGTAGGATGTATGGCGAAAAGGAGCAAACATGATAACAGGTCTTTTAATCAGGCTTTTCGTAGGTGCCATTATCGGGTTTTTAGCATGTTCCTTGCTGAAATCTAATGGCGGTGACAGACCGGAAACGGAAGAAGAGCAGAATTTGGCCAGGAGGGGGTAAATGGATAATGAGTTAATTATTGGGAGGCAATATGGAATTATTTGAATATTGGTGGGAAGAATCACAACAATACAAAAATCCAGGAACAATAAAGGAAATAGCAAAGGAAGCGTGGGAAGCGGCAAAAAATCTACATGGCAAGGCTGCCTCCCAACCCAGCACTCCAGAGGACGTTGAATATCGTGGGCATCATTCATTTAGGTGCCCATACTGCAATAATGTGATTCTCCAACGCCGCTGATTCAATCGTTAAGTGGATTTTAGATTATGGCAAGTATTGAATGGGAAACACCCCAGGAGTTTTTTGATAAGCTAAATGCTGAATTTGCTTTTGATATAGATCTCTGTGCCAGTAAACACAATGCAAAGCTACCAAATTATTTTAGTATTTCTGAAAACGCTCTTTATCAAAAGTGGGTAGGTTCTTGTTGGCTAAATCCACCATACGATAGAGACATTGGGCGTTGGATAGCCAAAGCGTATGAATCAGCTCAGGAAGGTGCAATGGTTGTATGCTTATTGCAGTGTCGATCAGGTGATACAAAGTGGTTTCATAATTTCGTCATGAAATCTTCTGAAATGCGCTTTATAAAAGACCGTCTGCATTTTGGACTAAAGGGCAAATTCAGCAGGGCTAATATATCCAGCATTGTAGTTGTTTTTCGGCCCTATTGTACGGGGCCTCCCTTGACTTCATCTATAGATACAAAGGGGAATCCACTTAACAAGCACATAGACCAGACCCTTATGGGCTTGCGCCCATCGGGCAGGTCATGTCAGCGTTATGCCGCAAAGTGGGAGATATAAATATGAGGCAATTAGATTTATTGCAAATTGTTATGGGAATGAAAAAAGGTCAAGCGTACAAATTGACGAGGGAAGACATGCTCGGGTGTGCTGATGGTATGTTGGAATCAGCATTTGACGGGCCACCCCGACAGAGCGATATTAATGATTTCATCAAAGATGCGTCACAGAATTGGGGTGTTGAATTTAAACATGATCTTCTTTCAGACATGTGGACAATGTGTAAAATAGAAGAGGCATAACCACCGCATTCACTGGACCGGAAAAAGCCCCGGCCAGTGATGCTTAACGTTAGATTTCAGGAGGTAAATTATGATTAAAATAGTGGTAACGACTACAGATTATGGTGCGGCTGCTCACGGTTTTGGAGATCCCGTAAGAGTATCCGAGATTATTGAAATCCCGACAAAGAGCATTCCACCGAATTTAAAGAAGCACCTTGATTTGATTGATAATGGGTACTCAACTATTTCTTTTTCACTATTAAGGGAAGAAATCTAACAAGCCCTTGAACAACCGACTGGCTTTTCGCTGCGCTCATGCATAAACAACCTATAATTTCCTATCTTCAAACATGACTCACAAGGAAGGATAGCATATTTGGCAAGTCCACAAGTTGAGAATGGATACCTTAAAATATCAATGGAGCTGGTTGAAGTACTGGCAAGGTATAGAATACCAGGCCAGGAAATGCAGTTGCTATGGGTATTATTAAGAAAGACCTGGGGGTGGAAGAAGAAAGAAGATAGCATATCATTATCTCAGTTTGCAAAATTAACCGGAATTGATAGGGGTAAATGTTCACGTCTCCTAAAATCACTAATTGCTAAAAATATCTTAAGAAATACTGTTGACCAAAAGGTCAACCCCCAGCCCAAGAAATATAGATTCAATAAGGATTATGAGACATGGGTAACTGTTGACCAAAAGGTAGCCCGTGACCATAAGGTCAACAGAGTGTTGACCAAAAGGTCATCAAAAGGGGTGACCAAAAGGTCAACCACAATAGATAATATAGATACTATACAATATATATTGTCAGAACTATTATTTTCGCTGATTAAAAAGAGAAGAGAAACATTCAAAAAACCAGATTTACAGAAATGGGCCGATCATATTGATTTGATGATTAGGGTAGATAAAAGGGAGACAGCAGAGATTAAGGAAGTGATTAAATGGTGCCAGCAAGATAAGTTCTGGAAAAATAATATTTTGAGCACTGCTAAATTGAGACAGCAATATGATAGCCTGGCACTAAAAATGGTGGAAGAAACAGGAGGAGTTCAAGTTACAACAGAGGAGCCTCACGAGCTCGACCCATATTATCAGGATAACAGAACTGAAGAGGAGAAACAGAGGGACGCACTGAGATGGAATGAGTTTTGTGATGTGGTGAAAAAGAGTGTTAAGACGGTGAAATAAAAAAAGGCCCTGAAGGACAGAGCCTTTTGAAAATATGTAGTGTGTGATTAGAGCATTTATCTTTTAATAATGATTGTGTGTGCTATCATCGGTGGGTATTTATGGCCTTATACTATTAATTCATGGTTGCTCTTTGCTGGCAAAACACCATCTGTTATGTTTTGGCATGGAGCCTTATTGGGATTCTGTCCAGTAATAGGGCAAGCAACAATTCCCATTGCAGTTATTACATGGATTTTGATGCTCTTTTTAATGTAATTTTATAGATTAGCTTTATCTATTGCTCGATATGTAGCTAATTTGTTAGAATTTTGAATGGGAAAATGAGGATTTTTAGAGAAAAAATTATGGTTAAGTCTCCACCTCTCAAAACACGTCCCCCCCTTGCAGGTTTGAAGCAGGGGCCTTTGTAACTATTTAATATCATTACATTAATTGATAATTATCTTTTTATAGCCTATAAAACGTCATCTTATAATCCTGATAGCAGCTATTTAAAATGCCGATAGGTCAACAACCTCTCTACATATAAAGGCGAAGGCATCAAATACTATTCCAATTTGGAATACTCACATTTGGAATATATCACCTATGTAATATTATCAACTTGACATAATAAACCACCATTGACATTAATCGTATATATCGTTCAGGATAGCAAAACAATACCGTGTATCAATTTTATTCCATTATTAATACCACACATACCTTATTCATTTTTAATTCATTGTCGTCCATTTATTCAATCT